GTTGCGCCGAAAAAAAGCGCAATCAGCGAAGTCGCTAAAATGCCAGCCTTTGCCAAGACAGGTTATGACGAAAAAGGCAGTTCAGTTCACATGCACTTAACAGACGGAGGCGACCGTAAAGACGGCAATTGGAACATCGCTCCAATTGAAGAACGCCTCACGCAATTGAGAAAAGGATATGGTAATCCCGGACTCATTGAGGAAATTGCCTCCCTTATGGAAAATGTCGCAAAGAACCTCTAATTGGAGGTTTAGGCATGAATAGGCAAGAGTTCTTGAGAATACGAACCGATACACTCCTGTCGTTGGTGTCAAACCATGAGGTCAACAAAGACTTGTATTTGAAAGCCTTTTCCGACTACTATGGAGATGAAACTTCAATTGAAAAAGAAGATCAGGCTATTCTCGGAATGCTCCCTATGACGGCACCACCTCAATATCACATGGAGAACATGGATAATCCGTCGCCAATAACCACACTCAACCTCCCTGCTGGCTATGAAGACTACATCGCAGGTCAACGAAGGTTCGCAAAAACATACGCCCAAGACTGGCCTATGGCGAGTGAAAAGAACCGTTTCGGGAAAAGGCACCCTCTTTCATACGAATTACCAACCATGCCTTTACTTCATGGAGCCGAATGGGGAGAACCCGCTTTTGTCGATCACCTTTTGCACTTGATTGAAGAGGATGAAGAAGGTCAATCAATTATCAAATCAATGAAAGACGCCGAGCGCATGGGAGTTATCCCCAAAGAATACGCTGAAATTGTTGGCCGACCTACTGAAAGTCTTCACGACCTTTACATGACTGACCGCAAAAACCGCTTTTCCTATGCTGACGATGATGAATATATTTCAGCCAAAAAAGAGCAGTGGAGTGGAAACAACAGTCGTCTTGGTTTGCTTTCATATTTGTTTGGTCTTGAATGGCAATCCTCCGACCAACGAGAGGCTTTCATGGACACTCTCAAAAAATTAGGAGGAACCGAAGGGCCAACAGATCCAAATGCCCGCAAAGTTATGAATGATTTCACCGCTTCTGCGGGTATTTCGTGGGATAGGGCCAAGCGCAATTGGTTTGAGCGTCTTATTCCCATAGCCCGCTGGTGGGAACGGCCATCCGACAGGCACGGGCCAGTGTCAGCGGAGGACATACCCTCCGGCTTGAATCACATGAAATCACCGTGGGTGAAGAATGCTGACATGATTGACCCAAATGACAACATGATTGAACCGTCAGCAAACCACCATTGGTGGTTGCCATTTCAACACTGGGGAGGGGTTGGGCGTGATGCACAGTCCCTTCAAACAATGTTGAGAGATTCATACCCAGCCGCTATGCAAGGATGGCTCGGTGATGAAATGATTGGGTTTCTCGCTGACCGACAACACCCCTTGAATGACAGTGAAGACGCATACCACAGCAGTGGTTCATCATTTTTCCCTATGACAGCAAATCATCCAATGATGGCTGGGCACCCACACCGTTCGGCAGTATCAACGGGATGGGCGGCTGGTTCTGATCATCCGTATGTGCGTTCATTCCCACGCCGTCGTTCTCTTTGGTCGTCTGTGTCAAACGGCGCACATTTGCACCCCTCGGAAATACAAGGCGGGGGCAAGCGCATGATTATCCCATCCTACGCTTTCGCAACAAACCCAAATGGTTTAGGACGAATCATTTCTTCTCACACAGATCAAGGACAACCAAGAATTGGCCCTACAAGGGAAAGACACCCCGGTGATGAAGAATACCACACATTCCATAACGACCATTATGAAAAAAGCGATGTGTTAATCGGTCAAATGATGCAAAAAATGGCTATGGAATTGATGGCTGAACACGGCCCTGCATTGTTGCACGGCACCAATCCAAATGACATTCAAGGAAACACTCTCGCCCGTGGCAACCTTCAACAATTAGCGAAAGCCGCCAACATGCAATTGATGAGAGGTGGAGGTTTGGAAAATATGACAACTTTTGCTCCAATGGTTGCAGGGGGAGGACTTGCCACTCAAGAAGTGCCTCTTGGGCCAATTCACCCTCAATCACATGCTACAATTCCGCCAGTGTATTTGACAGGCGATAAAGACGCTTGGGGACATAAAATGCCAGCGACTCTCGCATTCAATTGGGATAGGGAAAACAATAGCACACGGTTTGAGGTAAAGGACAGGCCGTTTGAAACTCTTCAACGCACCGTCCATGAAGGCCATGTGGGAATGGTTCACCCTACACATGCAGATCACGCATTGAAACCAAAGGTCAATTCAATTCCGGCCCTTGAAGTCACTGATGAAATGGGCGCACCTCCTATTCTAAATGGCGACATTTTCAAAGCCGACGATTATGAACCAACAGGAGTGTTTGAGAAAGTCATTGTCCCAGCACATACTGTTTATGATTTTAGTTCAATAGACGACTTGAGAGGATTCACTGGTGATTGGGTCGTTCAAAAGAAACCCGAAGGAAAGCGTGTATTCATCCAAAAGAAAGGCGGTCATATCAAAGCCAGCAACGGAAAGGGCAGGGATGTGTCTTTGCCGAAGAAGGTCAAAGAAGGCATACGCAAACAAGAAGGAGATTGCACTTTTGATGGTGTTTTGAAAGACGGCAGGTTCCGAGCCATCGATCTGTTGGTGCATAAGGGCGACGATATTCACATGGAGAAATTGGAGGACAGGCTGACGATTCTCCGCACTCTTTACGAAACCGACGAAGGAGTTTCATTCCCAATGCCCGCTGACTGTAAGTTCAGCGACCGTGAAGGTTTGCGCTCAAACATGGATGCACTCGGCGGTGAACTATGGCTTCGGGACTCCACCTCCACCTTTATGAAAGGAAAAGAAGCACACCATAAGTGGGTTCACTACGCACCGGACGGAGATGGCGTCAAGAAAATGTATGGCCCATTCCCTTCGGTTTCAATCCGCAACGGAAAAATGATTCTTGAATATCCCGGACAACCCACACCGTTGGTGGTGAAGGGCGAGTGGGATGGTGAAGGTTTTGACTATCAAGGGTTTGAGAAAGGGACACGACCAATGTTAATTCACGCTGAAAGGCAAATTGATGTGTGGGGGCCAGTGGGTGTTCACCTGCTGAAATATGAAATCAGCACTATTACACCTTATCCTCCTTTCATCCCCACAGCCTCTTCAATGCTGTTCAAAGCCTCCTTATTAGACACAGATGGCAAAGCCAACCCCGTTGAACGCATATTGACTTTCGCAAGACATCACTTGTCGGGCGGTGACGAAGCACTGACACCAGCCGAATTGAAGGCTAATGTCAAAGGTTTAACCGATGAAATGCTCGATCAGTTCGGTGCCGAATATGGTTTAGAAGCGACTGAAAACGGAAAGTGGACTGTCAATCAAGCGATTGACGACGATATGATGGGAGAAAAAGCCATCAGTTCACCAATAGCAAGGATAAGCGGCAGTGTTCAAGGTGGTGGCTGGAATGGCATGATGGACGCTTATACGGCTCCAAGAGGGCCAACAGAATTACTTGACGATGAAGCAACGCCGTTTTTTGACCCAATGCAACCGGATGATGGAGAATTAGAGGGAATGCCACAGCACATCAAGATCCAAGCAACCGACGGGCAGGGTCAAGAAATTGATGGAGATTTGACCCTTGAAGGCAACACTGCGACTTTGCGTTTCCCGCAAAAAACGGAGCAAGAAGCCAAAGACGAGCAAGAAATTAAGGTTCCAATGGAGGATTCAAAGGAGGATGAAATGATGCCGCCCGAACCCCCTGCCACCCCTATGGCTTAAATACCATGACATAAAATTGGTGAGTTAATGGCGACCACTGCGACATGGACAGCGACCGGAGCAGACTTCATTTTGAAGTCCGGTGCCGGAAACGACCTTGTTATTGCTGGCTACGCCTCCGTTGACATGGTTGACAAACAGGGAGATAGAATCCCAGTGTCGGCTCTCAAGAAAGCATTCAACGGCTTTATGGCCGACCCAGCATACCGTAATGTGCAATTGGCACACAGTGGTATTCAAGTGGGAGAAGTTCTCCCAAATTACACCGACAGTGAAGGCCGAGTATGGAAATCCACTGTTGATGATCACGGGCTGTTTGTCGTGTGCAAAATCCGCAACGACATTGAAAAAGCCCGTGAAGTCCAAAAGCAAGTTCGCAGTGGCGAACTACGAGCATTCTCCATTGGGGGCCAAGCGTTGTTCCGTGTTAGCAAGACTACACCGGAACATGGCACCCACCGTGAAATCACGGATATGGAGTTGCATGAGATTACCTTGTGCAAAAAGGGTATTAACCCCGAAAGCACATACACCCTACTGAAAATGGATGATGATACAATGAGCAACGAAGCAGAAACCTTGACCGAGATCCGTGACGCACTGTCCCGAATCAACAAGCAAATTGAAGACACGAACACCTACGAAGAACCAGCGGTCGCTGATGATTCACTGGCGAAAGAAGAAGAAGCGGCAGTGGCTTACATTGACTCGCTTGAAAAGTTCGCACACCAACAAGGCGTGAACCTTGATGGCCTACGAGATCACTTCGGACTCGGCAAGGCTTACATGGTCGGCGTTGATGGTGAACATGGCTTCGGACACCGAGGTCAAGGTGACCTTTACGGCAGTGGTGAAGATGCAACCCTCGCACCAGCACCAAAACTCCCAAATGCAAAATCCAACAAGTATGTCATTAAGCAAAATGGCGTGCCAAACATGCAAATGAATGCACCGTCCGGTGGCCGAAATGTCATCAAAGGCGGATTGGATCTTTCCCCAGCCTCCCTTGAGCGTGGCTACTCCGCTTACTCCGCAATTCGTGATGAAGAAGCGGTCAAAGCACTTGTTGAGAAAGAATGGCATGACCGCTACGAAGCGGAAACCCAATCAGCCCTCCACATGCAAAAGGCCAACGACTACTCCGGCCAAATTGAGATGTTGAAGCAAGAAATCGCATCCCTACGCAACGAAACCTCCACCATAGCGAAATCCGCAGTGCCAGTTCCGGCACAGTCGGACATTCGTGTTCCTACCCATGAAGAGTTCATGGCTCTTGGCGATGGATTGGACGGATGGCGTGCGCTTGAAGAACTCGGACAGCGTGCCCTTCACGGGGGAAACCTTTGAAACAGGAGATGATTAAATGAGTGGAAGCACAGGATATATTCGCACAATTGAAGACATGGAACGACTCTATTACGGAGCCGGAACAGGACAAAACGCATGGGCATACGCTGGAACCGACCTTTTGAAGTCGGACTCTCCGTTGATGTCCAGCACTGCTGGAACATACCAAGCGATCTTCGGACGCAAAGTATGGTCGCAATTGAACCAAGAGTTCAACGCATTCTCCATCCTCCCAAAGAAACCGTGGGAGAAGAGTGGATGGCGTGTCACCACAGCAAAGCCCGACTTCACGAAAGGCGGCGGTGTGGCTGAAAACGCAACCCTACCGGAAACCACCAAGCCGACCTTTGAGCATGTTTCAACCAAGCCAAAGACGGTTGCACACTCCTTTGACCTGTCCGAAACAGCCATGTTCTTGGCTGACAAGGACGATGGACTGGGCGATGCAAGGGCTGTTATCAAAATGGAAATGGCAAAGCATCACACAGAACACATCAACCAAATGCTACTCAAGGATGTCAACACCGTTGCTGGCAACGACTTTGAATCACTTGACCGAATCACTTCTTCGTCTTTCGTTGAAGGAACAGGATTCAGCGACATTGATGCAATCACCAACCACAACATCTACAACCTTACCCGAAACGGTGCTGGGGCTGGATCACAACAGTGGTATGACGCCCAAGTGGACGCAGGTGCAAACAACGGAACTGACCGTGCTTTGACTCTCAACATCCTTGACGGAATGTTCCGACAGATTTGGGAAGCGGGAGGTCAGCCAAAGGTCATTCTTACAGGCTACGACACTCTTGAAACCATTCAGCAATTGCTCCAACCTCAACAACGATTCGTTGAGATGAAGCGTGTTGTCCCCGGTGTCAACGGCGTGAAAGGTGTCCCCGGTATTCAAGGTGGATTCATGGTCGCAACCTACAACGGTGTCCCAATCATCCCATCAAAGGATGTTCACAAGGGCACTGGCGGTTCTTCTCGCCTTTACTTCTTGGACACAGATTACCTGTGGTTCACCACTGCAAAACCAACACTCTATCACGAATCGGGAATTGAAACCGGAGATCCTTTCGGTATCAACAGGCTCGGACAGATGGGAATGTTCCATACAATGGGCGAACTCATCGCATCCTTCTTCAAGGCAAGCGGAAAAATCCGTGACCTATCGTGATACAAAAAATGAAAAATATGGAGATGATTTGATATGGCAAACGCAAATGTAAAAGGAACACCGACCGCACTACTTGACACCCGCCTTTGGGCTGGAAGTCCAAGAGATAGCACAGCATGGCTACAATCCCCAATGGGATCCGACACTGGTGGAGCAGAATCCGCCGTCGGTTCAATGAACATGGCTGTCATTGAACTTGTCGCTGACGATGGCGATGCCGCCACCGTCTATGACATCACAGGCAGTGGAGATCCATTGATTACCAACCCAGTGCTTGGGACTGAATTGATTGCTGTTATGAGCATTATTTCAAGCGCAGAAGAGGACGGAACGGCAGGAGCCGCTTCGGCTATCCCTGCTAACGGAAATATCTCAAGCCCAACAGCAATTAAGTTCACTGGTGCAGGAGCCAACGGAAAGGACACCACTTACCGAATCGCCTTCTTATACCGTTGAGTCGGTTAGGAGGGATCGAGCGTGGCAATACTACAATATGTTGGCGACAGGCCGTATGTTGAGTTCACTGTTGGACAAACGACATTTGGCTTCGCAAGAGGCACAGAACGAAGTGATGTTCCTAAAGAACTTCTTGAGCGTTTCAAGGGCGACAACTACCCCCAATGGAAAGTCATTGGTGGCGAAGAAAAGAAGTCCGAAGAAAAGACCAAGAAAATGGTTGAAGTGATTGAAGCCCCTGCTGTGGTTGAAGAAGCCCCAGCACCGGAACCAACACCAACACCAGCAACCGAAGAGGAAAAGACTGAACAGATGGCTGACGCTATCATTCCGCCTTTTGACACAACATGGACAAGAGCCAAAATGGTTGACTGGATGAAGGCACAGGGTGAAAGCGTATCAAAGGCTGACACCAAAGCAATTCTCACTGAAAGGGCACACGCACTCACCTCAAAGGGTGATGAGTGATGTCTAAGAGCGACCTCACCATATTTGACGGCGAAGCCCGTTATGCAGGTCGCACCCGTGTCAACCGTATGGTCTATGAGTTCACTCAAGCGGATCTAAGCGGTCAAACAACAGTTATCTCCGATTTGTTCGGATTGAACGGCGAAGTTCACCAAATCGTTCTTGATGTTTCGGATTCAAAACTGGCAACCAATGGCAACACTCAAACAGTCCACGGGTCATTCAGTCTGATCAGCGACATCCCTACTGTTGCAGGAGGCGAAATTACGCCCTTTGCCCCAATCACCAGTCTTGACTACACCAACAAAGTGCCCGGACGCTACTATCAATTTCAAACCAATGAAGGTGCGGCTATGGGCACACAGGAACACGCCTTGACAGTCCGACCCGGACTATCGGGACATGACACCCCTGCGGCACCAAAAACACCTATCGTGGACGGCACACAGACTACAATTAACAAGAATCAACCGTGGACTGGCCGAGTCTGTGGAAACTACACTATCAAATTAAGATCGACCACTGCATGGGCGGCTGACACTGGAATTATCCGTGTCATTATCATGTATTCATAAGGAACCCTTTTAACAAATGACTTACACCCAAGAGATGAGCAACATGGCACTGACTATCACACGAAATAAGAGAAACTCCGTTGACGGATCAAGACTAACCTGTTTCCGAACCGTCAAGTTCACAGGAACATACCCCGCTGGCGGCGAACCATTTGATGCAAACGCTCAATGTGGCCTAAAGTCTGTGGAAAAGGTTCATGTCGGTGCAGGTTTGCCCGAAGGATTTGATGTTCGCTACAATCACGCCACCAAAAAACTCCAACTCTTCGGTGAATCCACCCAAGCAACAGGCAACGCAGTGGACGAACCAACAGCAGTGGCCGCAGGTGGTCGTGCGGCAATTGAGTTCGCAAACAACTTTGACGCAACCGGTATCACTGCTCTTGAACTTATCATTACAGGCACACGGTCTTGAAGTCGCCGTTGGGGTGACTTCACATGCCAAGAATGGAAATTGAAGACATCGATCTCGGAGAGGTCATGGACATTGAGCGAAGACGCCAAGTCCGAATGGCCGAAATTAAACACGCATCTCGTTCATCCGTCCAAGAGGACGACAGCCCATTTTCCGATGAGAACATGCGACACGCAACAACAAAGCGTATTCAAATGAGGAAAAATGAGCGAAAAGACATTCAAAACATTGGTTCGGGGACTCGTTGCACCACATGTGGTTGTTTGCACTTTTGCTGGGCACCTAAGTGCGGTGCTTGCGGAAGTCCTATGACCTTCAACCTCGGCCATCATAGCATGGGCCGGAGGGTTATTTGACATGCCCCGTGCTTTCACTCCCGGCCATCGTCCCGATGCACCACTTTATCCCGACGAATTGACATACACCACCGTTGAGAAAGTGGCTGACTACTTACAACTGCCTTTGCCAGATCCAGTATCGTTGGCTGGCGACAGTGTGATTGCTACAAATGACATCAAGTTTCCAATAACTGGTGCTGACTATCGCAGGTGGGGGTATTCCGCAGGTGAAAAAATACTGGTTTATGACGACGCCAATGCTATGGGCATTGAGTTCACCATAGGCAGTGTTGAATCGGTTGGTTCAAACGGTCAAATCTATTTGGTCGCACCAAAAGGAACTGCCCCGTCATTTACCACAGCCAACAAAGCACAGGTTCAACATCAGTCGGCTATCACGAACAGCACAGAACGAGGCATCAAAAAAAGCCATGTTGAGAACCTAATTCGCCAACGGCAAGACTACATTGACAAGGTGACACGCCACGCATGGCGACCACGCCTTGTCGCCGAAGAGTATGTCAATTTCACCACATTCAAACCATTCCGAAGGCGATACTACACCGATTATGTGGGTGCTGTTTTCGTCAAGCGGGGGGCTATTCAGCGCATCCTCAAATTAGGTGCGTGGCAGGGCGACTATTACCGTGAGATGGCTGGCGCACGGGTGTCCTTTAGGGTGTCCGATCACACCGCTATGGCAGGAGAGTCAATTTTACTTTGTCCCGGTGCCAACGGAGTCGCTACATTGACCGAGGGTGATGATGCACAGACGAAGTGGAGATCTGACTTCGATCATAAATCGGCGGCTGAAAACCTCGGTGCGCTCATCAACAAGGATGCGGCATTCAACAAATCCGCAGTTCCGATTGGTTCGCTCACAGTGGAGTCAGCCGACTCCGCCAATGTTGCCCTCAATGTGCATGAAGAGTTCTTGGCTTTATCCAATAGCGACACTGGCGACGGCGTTATTGAAATCAGTTCTATGCGTAGCACCGAAGGTGGTGAAAATGCTACAATCGCTGTCACCCACGAAGCGGCTGTGTCGTTCAACACAAGCCTCTCATCTATGGTGTCAAGCACCGTTGCCAGCAAAACAGGCTCACCTGCCACATCGTTCGTGCTAAACGACGGAACTACTTTTGTTGAGGGGCATGGGTTGGTGTATATCACCAGCGGCACCACCAATAGGGTGGCTCTTTGCACACGAAACGGCAACACATTCACCGTGGTGGCTGATCAATTGAACGATTTTGACGGCCAATTGCAGGTCGGCGACACTGTAAAACAAATCCGATTCAAAAACGACATCACCGATGAAGAACGCCAAAAGTCATGGTGGAGTATTGAAGAAAACGGAATGATTTTGTTTAACAACGAATACCCATTCTTTGAGAACCACTCGTTGCGATGTTCTTACATTTACGGAGAAAGATATGTGGAGGGTTCAATCCATGAGGCTTGCACTAAACTGGTTGTCATGGATATTCTCATGTCGGATGATTATTCCGTTATGTTCCCCGAAGGAACTCAAAACATTGACTTGAACTCAAAACATCAAAAATTGGAGGCCGAAGTCGCCAAATTGCTGGTGCCGTTCCAAGAGTCAATTATTGTCGCAGGGATGGGTGGTTGATGTGGAGGATTTCATCAAGTTCCTTGAAGACCACCTTGCCAATGTGGATGAGTTGCTGGCCGCTATGAAAAAACAACAAACCGCCGAGCCAGCGCATTTGGAGAAATTGGAGATTTATGAGCGTGAAACACAGGACACCGATGAGCCGATGAGCGAAGAGGATGTCAACACTGTCATGCAAGCGCATAAAGCCGCAAGCCCCTTCGCCTTAGATACGGCGACAGCGCACGCTAAAATGATAAAGGGGATGAAACAATGACTGACGCAATTGAAGCCATCCGTGATATAATGGATAGCAATTGGTCTATTTCACCAAAACCGTCTATTTTGGACATCGCTACGCTGGATGTGGGCGAAGGAAAACGAACTCGTTTGCAGGATCACGACATCATTCGCATTTTTGAAACAGCGCATAACGAAGCACAGCCGGAATTGGCTTTTGACTTCGTGAATGAACACATTAACCTCACCATTGACATACGATCCGTGAAGAGTCGGGAACGCTTGAGCGCACTCCGAGATGAAGTCCGGCGCATACTACATTTGGTGAGAAAGGGCGATAATAACACATTTGATAGGGTAATCTTCAAGACCCGAACGGACTTGTCTGACCGTAGCAAGAGGTTATTCCGCTACACGATGCAAGCCGAATGTGTGATTTTCGCCCAACCCCTACCAACCCTATGAGATGATGAAAAATGGCTGTAAATCAAGTATTCAAGGGCGACATTGTTGAAGTGTCGTTCGGAAAAGAAACCGGACTGTATGGACAAGGAACGGATGTCACTTCGGGGACTGGTGCTACTGCTGGGTGGAACACGACGACCACCGGCAACAGCACCACCATTAGCCTCGGTGCAGGTATGTATTGGGTTGGTCTAAACGCCGCTGGGAATGCACCTCACGCTCTTGTCCCCGACGGAATGCTCACAGGCGCAACGCTTAGGATTTATTCATCGGGAAACAACACCCGCTACAACGCAGATCACTATCCTACGACCAAGCGCACCTACTACATCACCCAAAACAGTGGAAACGCAATCACCATCACCCCTGCGTTGGCAACAACAGCCGCAACAGTCGCAAACACAGGCGACTACTTCATCATAGACGCCAACCGTGTCCCAACCTTTGAGGCGGCTATGGGTGAAAACGACCAACGGGTCTTGACCGACCAATTCATCGGTCTTCTCAATTCATTCACACTCCCCGAACCCGAAATAGATGTTCGCAAGCAACACATCGTTGGTATGGGTCGTGATGTCAATGTATTGACCTCCGGCAAGGAAACTCTTGCTGGCGGTTCTTTTGATCTCAACGCCCACAGCCTTCGTTATTGGAAATACGCTCTCGGCGGGCACACTGCAAAAAGCAAGGGAGAATACAGTCAAGTCACTGGTGCCAACACCATTTTGACAGCCTTGCCGCTTAATTTCAAAACAGGCAATATCGGCTCTCAAAAACTGGGTTCACAGATTTTTGGAACTGCTACACGGGAAAACGACCTCACTGCTACGAATGGAACCACTATCACTGGCTTGAGTGCCACTGTTGGATCTGATGTTCTCATCGGTGCTTTGGCTTTGAGCGACACTGGAACGGACATCACCATTCACGCCGCTGGAAAGAACTTCAATGAGATTTTTGAATCAGCGGAGGCGGCTGGCCTGTTCAAAGTCCTCCACAGAACCACAGGTTTGCCCCTGCTCGGTTTTTACACAGGCGGTGCGGCGGCAACAAAAGCACTCTCCGGCTGTGTTGATATTGACACTGATGCGGTCGTTGAGGCTCAACAGGCCGACGCACCAATCCAATTGCTTGCTTCATTCACTGGCAACATCACCTGTGGTGATTTGAGAGTCAATGTGGGCGCAACCAACGCCGCCAAGTTCTCGGTCGGCGACTACATTCAAATCTATGACAAAGACACGGTGGTTATTCCCGGTGCTGATGTCACCGCACCAACAGTCAACAAGCACGAAATCCGTCGTGTTATCGCAATCGGAACCGCCAACGGCCAAGACGCTGGACAATTATATGTTGAAGAGGCTTTCATGTTCGATCATACCGCCACTTCATGTGGCATTGAAAGACTCCAATACACATATAGCGACAATGAACATAAAAGAGGAAGCCCTGCGCTTTTATCCACTGGTGAACTCAAATATGGTGTTGAACACACTTTCTTTGGCTATTCACATGTTCCTACATTTGCCGTTGAGCAATCATTCCGTTCTTCGGATTCAACACCGGGAGCCAATCAATTGCTTCGTGTTTTCAGTGGTTGTAAAATGGGCGATTTGAACCTTGCCGCTGACAGCGAAGGGGAATTGAAACTAAGTGGATCTTTTGAATCCACACGCATGTTCAAAGACACTGCCTCAAAGTTCATCACACCCCACCGAATGTTTGAGAATACCGCAAATACTCAAATTAAGCGAAGAGTGTCGGGTATCGCTGTGAATGGCGAAAAACCATATTTATTCCAGCACATGCAATTCAGTGCCTTCGGTGCTTCGGTGCTTCGTGCCAAAACAGTGGAGATGTCAATTGCCAACACCAACACAGCCCAATTTTACATTCGTGGGTCAAGTCAAACGCACCTTGATGCAGATCAAGTTCAACAAGCCGCAACACAGTTCGCTTCGGAAATAACCGAAGCCGCCCGTGAATACACTTTCAAGTTCTCCGCACTTGTTGAGGATGATCGCTGGTTTGAACAATTGCGAACACGCAAGCATCACATTAACTCAAACGATTGCACGCTGACTTTGACAAAATCCGGCGCACATGCCACTCGCCAAAACGCAACAATCACACTTGAAGACTATACAGTCACTAAGGCCGAACATCCAGTGCCGGATGATAAAGGGCCAGTCACGGCGACCGTGGAGTTCGCTGTTCGCCACTTGAAGGTGGCCGAAACTTCTCCATACTTTGTGGTGTGAGGTGAGAATATGCGAGAAGACATGGTTATTCGGAAAGCGGGGCGTGTTGGCCTCAATACACTCACGATCCGCAAAGAATCGTCGTGCCAAAACTGCGATGCGCCAACCAATGACGAATGTGCCTCATGCGGCATGGATGTCTGCGAGCCTAATTCGCACGATGGCGACTGTTCAACATACAGAAACGGCGTGATTGATTGTTTAGAATGCAAAGCCGAAAGAGAATACGACGAAGACAATTAAATGAAAAAGTTCATTAACAACAATGAGAAGGGTGAGAACAATGGTAAGACTGACAGGATATGTGAACATCGCAGGACGACGAGAATACTTGAATTGGACAATAGAAGGAACAAGCATCGTTGAAGGTGCTGGCCTGTCCAGTGGAGAAATCGTTGTTCATGCTGACGCTCCTGTCGCTTCACCCGCCCCTGCAACACCAGCAACACCGGAATTGGCCCCAGCGGAGCCGACATCATACGACGACATGAATAAGACTGAATTACAGGTCTTATGTAGTCAGCGTGAATTGTCAACCGCAGGAACCAAAGCCGATCTGATTGCTCGTTTGACTGAAAGCGATGAAGCCGAACCAGCAACCGAAGGTGAAACAGATGGCGGAGAAAGCGATAGCGAGTGATTTAATCACAGGCACAGATGCAGAAGAAACGAGAGTGGAAACACCATACGGGGAAATGACCCTTTGGATCCGCCCTCTTTCTTGGGTTGACCGACAAAAAGCATTGACGAAGTTCGTGTCCTTGTCGGCTGACGGGGACGGAAACATGGCTCCGAAAATTGACTTCGGGGGCTACTGGAAGTTCGTTCTCACGACCTGCATTGAGCGCACAGAACCCGCACTCACGACAAAGCAATTGCTGAACATTCGCCCCGAAGTCGGTGCCGCAATACAGGCTGTATTGCCTTCATTTGAGGATTTGATGGCCGGTATGGCCGGTGCAAGCGGCCCTTTGGAATAACCCTTGATGATGTCCGTTCGTTTATGAAATGGGACGGAGAGGGCGAACTGCCGATTGACGATTACAAAATACCAGTGATTGCTGGCAACATGCCCACCTTTTTTCTCGGACATTTTTTCAAGTGTGCCCCTTCTTCATGGGATCACTTGCCACCCGAAAGAGTCGTTTTAGATTACTTCACATTGTCGGCATATAAGGAGATGGAGGCCGAACAGATGGAACAATTGAAGCGTGAGAACACCGTCGGTGCGTCTAAGGGGCGGTCAGTTCGCACTACAAGTGACTCCGACTTCTTTGAGCGAATGAATGCGAAACTGGGGAGTGAGTGAATATGGGAGCAGTAAAGAAACTCGATCTGGAGTTCGCTGACGGTGTGTCAACCCTTGAAGCATATAGGGATGCACTCGCTATTCTCCCCGATAAAACCCGTGTTCTTTTGAAGGTCTTTGGGCCTTTGATGTCCACTTATTTGAAGGTGGATTTAGCACTTCAAAGCCTCAACAAAACCTTCGGGGATTCGTCAAAACCAGTTGAAGAACTTGGCGACAAGATGGAGGAAAGCGGCGGCAAAGTGGAAAAAAGCGGAGGTGCTATGGGCAAGGCAGTGAGCATCCTCAACGCTCCATTCGTAGCACTTGGTGGCACTCTCAAAATGGTCGGAGGCATGTTCAAGAGCCTGTTGTTGGGACTATTGCCTCTCATGGGCGTCGTTATGGCCGTCACGGGTATTGTCATGTTATTTGTTGCCGCCTTTGACGCTGGCGGGGGGAAACTGAAACAATGGCTGGCTGATTTGCCGATTATCGGGGGGATGATGGCTACAATTGAAGCGGCGATCCAAGCGGTCAAGGACATTTGGGAAACACTGAAAGCCAACCTCACTTTGCCCGAAGGGGCTGATAGCGAATCATTCTTCACAGCCATTATTGACGGCATCACGATGGTTTATGAGATATTTTCCGGCTATTGGATGATGATTATTGAACTCATCAGTGCATACATCACTGCACTGGCCGAGTCGGGTCTTCTCCAAGCCATCATTGATGCAATTGTTTCCGTTTATGATTCTTTCATGGAGGCTTGGGACATGATCATGGGTGCCTTTGGCGACGGGGGAGTGCAGAACTTCTTTGATATGGTTGTCGGTCTGTTTTCATATATGTTGGACTTCTTGGTGAGTTCGGGCATATTTGCATTCATTGGTGACATTATTCAATTGATTGGTGAAATCATCGGCACAGTGGTGTTCCTTGCGGCGGTCATTATTCGCATCGTCGTTGAAATTGTCAAGTTCGTCTATCCGTATGTCGCACCATACTACAAAATGCTGATTGCCGCATTCGGCATGATCCTCACCGTCGTCATGGGTGTTGTTCGCACTATTATGAAACTCGTCAGTGCCTTCGTCGCACTGCTTCGTGGCGACTTTGACAAAGTGGGTGAAATCCTATACTCAATCAAGGACATTTGGGTTGATGTGTTGGACGGAGTGATAGGCTTTTTCAAAGGTTTCATCAACAACCTCATTGATTTCGCCAGCCCTGCTTTGAAACTCATAAACAAGGTCATAGGTGCCTTTAACGCCATCAATCCATTCGGTGAAATACCGGAAATTGACATTGGTGGCCTCAAACTCGCAAAGGGTGGTATCGCTACTGGCCCGAAGTCCGGCTATCCAGCCGAACTACACGGCACAGAAGCCGTAGTCCCACTGCCCGACGGGCGCACTATCCCAGTCACTATGACAGGGAACGCTGGTGGCATGGGTGGAGAAACGACAATCAACATCAATGTCAGCGGCGCAAACGGCGACCCTCGCAAGATAGCACGAATGGTGGGTGATGAAGTCGGGCGTTTGTTCAAAAGCCGATCACGCACTGGTGGTTTCAGCAGGGGGGTATGACGGGTGCCGAAAATACAATTGATCCGTAAAGACGGGCAAATAATTGAACTTGATGCGACCGATATAGGCATGTCAGTCACCCGTGGGGTGTCAGTATGGCCTATCCCAATCATCGCCACCCGTGCCGCATTAGATCTCAACGCAAACATGCTCGCTATCACCATTAACGGTGTGATTACTGACGACACTTCAAGCACAGGCGACAACGGAGCATCCTGCGTTTTGGATTTGTCAAGACCCACTGCGGTCTGTCTTTCTTGGCATGAGCAATTGAGAAACGAATACGGTGCTTATGTTCTCAAGGATGTGTTGCATGGAAAGGAAATCATGTTTAGCACAGCGGGGCAAATGAGCGCAGGGCTTGGAGAAAAAACTGTTTTGCGTTTTGACAAAGCGAGCAATTTTTCAAGCAGTGTCGCAACCGAGTCCGTCGTTCGTGTTGACTTGTCGGGAACAGTGAACCACACGGGCCATGTGGCTACGGCAATAAAAACAGCCTTAGATGGAGGCAGTGTCAAAGTCGGAGGTGCAAACACCGCAATAAGTTCACTCTTAACCACCACTCTTTCGCTCGGTGAGCAATCCGCATTAAGCGCAAACAAGCAGGGGTTAAGTTCCCCTGTCAATGAGAAAATCACAATAACAAACATAACGACAGGAAAGGCAGGAAACTTGCCTCTCGTCAAGCGTGGTGCTATGCCTTTCTCAACGACGGCTGACTGGTCGCATTCATTCTTCACTTCGGTATTCACAGGCGGTGTGGACGGTTCACGCAAAAGCAAAGGGGACAAAGTGCAAGATCTCCTTAACATGACAATGAATGCAAATGTTGGTGGTTTTATGGTTTCACCTCAAGCACTGACTGGCGACCTCGTTGAAATGCCGGACTCACTATCGTCTTTTGACACATCAAAACTGCTCGGAATCAGTGAATCATCGTCTATTCGCAAATACATTGTCGGTCTTCGCATACCGTATGAATCAATGGTGACAGCAGGAGTCAGTGGTGAAGTATTGCGCCAATTCATCATCCCTTCGGGGCCGGGAACAGATTATCCGTCCGAAGAAAACACAGAACCATTCGATCCGACTAACACAGAAGGCGGAGAAATTACAAGACCCAACCCGTTTTTCCGACAAAAGGTTGCTATTCCGGGTGTAGTTCAAACATTCCAACCTGCATATCAAGCAGGTGATTCGGTTTGGACTTATTCGCTCGGTTTTGCCGCAGTGGAACAATTGATTGGGATTTGATACTCATGCCGATCAAGAAACTGCATTCACAGGCCATCCGTTTCAACGGTTTCACTGACGGTATTGTCGTTCCTACGGGCGCATTCCGAGAATCGGGTGTGGATTTGTATGCCGCATCACACAGCGAAAAAACAGGCGGAACCAACAAAGTTCCTTCGTATAATAGCGACGACCCAAAAATAGGGAGGCGACACATACCCAACGAAGGGAATGGTCTAAACAACATAATTGGCCCATTCACCATAGAAGCCTTTGTCATACCCGATAAAGGGGGTATAATCGTTTCAAAGGAAAACTGCTACACATTGGAGATAGGGAGTCCACTTGCGCCAAAATCCGCTGTGTTCACTGTGTTCACCCGAAGCACTTCGGGTGCTAAAGACGCTGTGAATGTAGCCACTTCTTTCAATTTTCCCGCTTTGAATAACCCATATAGCACATTGGTGGACAGTCAAGGTTCAGCCGAAGGCGTTTATCAATTCAACCCACTGATAAACGGCGAGCAAGGACTCAAGCCCCATGATTTAGATTTGCCTTTTCAACCATTGTTGTATTTGAATGCTCAATTCACTGGGAAGGATTTACGGCTTCACATCAATGGGGATTTAGTGGCAAAGTCGGACTTTGGTGGAGAGGAAAGGACAATTCAAGCAAGTTCTTCTGATCTATTCATAGGCGGGCGAGGGGGAGAGTTCCGAGGTGTTATTGAAAGTGTTCGGATTAGCAGGGGTGTCGTGGCACCAAAACTCCAACCGTTCACTAAACAAGAGAACACAATGGGCTTATGGGATTTTGAAGATGAAGACGACATCCCCGACCTTTTTTTCGCCAACCATAAGAGTCCAGCACAGGCTGAATATGCAGGGAGAGATGGGGTCGGCCAAAGTGATGGAAAAATGTCGCACCCAATGGTGTGTATTGGGTATGATTTTACCAATGTGGTCGTCGGCGGCAACATAACCACCCCATTGTCATTGACAGCGGGCTATGACTACGCCACTTTCAAAATCCGTGATTTCGGGGGAAACAAACCCACTTCTTTGGAAATGCTCGCCTCCCACATCTTATCCATAGCAATTGATGAATTGCCTCTCCAACCGTGGTGGAATAATGGGACAGGTGTTCTTGATATTGGCGCACATGTCACTAAAGCACGCTATCATGCCGATGGGTTGCCAGTATCAAACCTAAACGCAATTGTTAATGCCAGCGGCACAGATCCGAACACAGGAGTTCCGGTATCATCATACGATTATGAGGACTTGGCTCAAGACCCCGCAGGTGGTGTCAGTCTTGACCCTATGGCGAACCCAATAGAACGAATCCGCATAATTGCTCTTGACTTCAATGCGAATGCAATAGTCGTGCAAAACTCAATGCTCAAGAACGAAGACGGGGTGGCTGATGCAAAAAGTCAAGGATTTATTTTCGCACATCCCGACAATACGCCCATTTGGTTCACTCTCGGAAACGGGGACTTGATGATTGACCCCGGCAACGACTTACGCCCAGCAGGACAAATGACAAGAGCAAGGTTCACTCAAGGTCAACGATTCAAGGATAAATCGGGGTTCGGGAATGCGGCATACTTTGTCAATACCCACTCAAGGAATACAAACGAAATGAAAAACAGGCTCCAAAGCGTCGGTGGTTTGACACAAAACACCAACTATCCACCAATGTCGCCTTCATTGTTGCTTTGGCTTGATGCAGACGATCCAGCCACTATGTTAAATCAACAATTACAGCCACTCGTTTCACTTCGTGATAACAACGAATACCCCGTGTGGTGGACAAGTAAAGCCCCTGCGGCACCGGATTATCATTTTTATGGGGGCAACAAAGTCGGAAACGCATGGCGTTGGATTAAGAACAACCCGAAGGTGAATAGTCGTGGTGGGCTTCAAGCCGCTGGAATTGGCGAGCAGGAGGGTGCCACTGAAATTGACCCCGGTTTAGAACAAGCGGGCAACATAGAAGCAAACCTCATACCGCTTACACCAACCACCACTGAAAAATCCATGTGGGTCAACGGAGAGGGTGCATTCCAGCAACCGGGGAGAGTTCCCGGTTTTGATAGTGTGAACGGGCCAGCACCACTGATTTTCGCCGCCGCACATAATACGGCGATTGGCGGTGTTGCCACTAACAATGGGGACTTTACATTCTATTATGTCCTTACACCGCAATACGCATCCGGTGTCTTGCATTTATTGAAAAATATAGCAAACACGCCCGACTTTCAATTGGATAACGGGAGTGGTGTTCCATCCGTAGCGTATTCAAACATCACAGTCGCACTCCATCAAGACGGAAAACCGACAGCAGGTCAACCCTGTTTGGTCGCTATCACTGTGAACGGGACAGAAAATGGCTCCTACAAAATGTGGGCGAAAGGTTCGGGTGCTGGGGCAACCCACAGTCAAGCGTTAAGCGGAACACCAAATGCCAACCTTTCGTTTTTGAATACCACCGTTGGGACAGGAGGATTGGAATTGTTTGGCTTCTTAACGCACACACCAGCAAGTGGTGGTGGCGGCGGCGGCGGCGGTGGCGGAGATCCCCCTAAACAAGAAGACCCCGAAGGTGGTGGCGGCGAAGGCTTACCATTCGTCCCCGAAGGCCCCGGCGGAGGGATTGGTGGAATTGACCCATTAGAACCCGGCAACCCCGGCGGCGGTATTGCTAACCCATTTGAACCCGAAGAACCCGAAGAACCCGAAGGTGGTGGTGGCGGCGGCGGCGGCGGCGGTGGCAATTTTGTTCCCGAATCAAATGCCGCTACTGCTACTGCACCACCGGGTTTCATAGTTCACGAAGTATTGATTTATGCTGGTTCGCACGGCAGTTCTATGGCTGATGTGCGACAGTATGTTGAAGACAAATGGGGGATTTGAATATGCCCGAAGAGGATAATTACCCGAACCCAAGTCTTGGAGTGGGCGAAGAGGACATCAGCGGAATTGACAAAGAACCCGTGAATCACATTGGTGGGTGTTCGGGCGTCACTTCGTATAATCGTGTGAAAGGACATTTTTTCCTTGCGAGTTTGCCCGAACCACAGGACGAAACCATAACGAGAACAGTTCAAGGACTGGCTGATCGGTTTGAAACCACTCACGAAGATCCGTCGGTGGCGTCAATTGTTTCAATGAACGCTAATGTTCAAATCACTGAAACCGTGTATCAAGGAGAAGTATTGAATGTCATTGACAAAAGCAATATCGCTACATTGACCCAATCATTAAGTCCCAACCATAAGCAATCCGCCATTATGGTGCAAGGTGGCTACGGCTACAACAATAACCTCGCACATGCTTCATCAACAGCCGATTCTATTATAGCAATTGGTCTTGACGACATACGCCCATTTGCACTGAAAGGACTTGATGTTGAACACACTGCGTTGTTTGACGCAACCAACCCAACGAAACCAACCAATCAAGAGTATGTGCGACACTTAACACCCGAAAAAGAATCACGGGTTGCTTCAATAGACATCCCTTCGGCTTTGCGTCAATATGGATTACCACCAAAAGTTTTGGTGTATTATAGTGCCATTGATTTGACAGGAGAAGTCGTTGCCGCATGGAAAGGAGATAGGAGAGCAGGAATCACAGTTCTCAATCAAACATTCAACTATCCGAACTTGTTGGCAAACCTTGACAATACCCATAACGACCTCAAAGGCATTGACGGTATGGATAAAAAGGGCTGGCTTGTCGTTGAAAAGACAGTCCCCGACTCCAATATGGTTTATCCCGATACTTCGCTCCCCAACGCCGCACCCACATTCCGCACACTCGCTAACTGGATGAAAGAACCGTTCACAGCGGCGCAAAAGGCAAGCGGGGCGCAAACAGTATGGGAACCATTGTCAGTGACGGCACCGGGCGGTATCGTTTCAGTGCCAGCAGGAGGGGCGAACCGTTCACTGCAAGATCACTCAATGAGAGTAAATCCAACAGGAGGGGAAACGCATTCGCCTTTTATCAACCTTGAAAATTGCGCTCACACTTTGGTTCAAAACGGTGCATTATCGCCATCACCGGGCATTTCAAAAAGCATTGATAACGGCTACGGCATACCTATTGCACAGCACGGAACACGGAGTCCTATGTCAAAGAGTGAGGGTGTATATCACACCTTTTCACTTTTGACTGACGGGGGAGCCGATAAAACCAGTGCTACATCAATTCAAGCACTCGGCATCACTTCGTCAGCGGCGACATTTGAGCAATATGAAATCATTGATAACAAAACCGAAAACGATAGGCAATTACTTCTTGTTCAGCCGAAAAATAAGAACAGAACAGGTGTGTTAGGCCATATTGGACTGACGAATGATATTGAAAAACACATTTGTAAAATTGAACTTGTTTCCATGCGTGGGCGTATAGAAGAAATCGCTCCTAACAGCGACAGTGAAGGCGGCGGAGGTGTGGTTATTCGTGGTCGCTCTCAATTGATGGATATTTCAGATCGTGTTGCTGAAAGAGATTTTAGCCTTGCAGAAGGATTTGCTTTGAAAGAAATTGGCGACCTCGGTTCTCCTACGGTCAGCCTCACTATGGGTGGATTAGGACAGGGTGGCATTGACATCGCACCGACCCGAACTGAACACTCCTTTTTGCCAGTATGGAAAGACAAGGTAATTGGTTCAAACAACCCGTCTGTGCGGAATGATCGACAAACCTCCACCTACTATGCTTCAACCCGTGCGTTGGTTGAATTGCCACTATTCCCATCAATGTTCTATGATGTTGAGCAAAGGCTTGCTGAAAGTGAAAGCAAGCGTAGTCCTTTACCTTCAACAAAGTCCACTGAATTGATTATTGACGCTACAATGACAGCAAAAAACCGACCTCAAATGAAGGACTACGAGAACCGAAACGCCATTGATTGGGGCATGAAGAATGTTGTTTCATCGTTAAAGGTCAATGATGCTGATTCGGTTTCGGGAAAAACATGGATCCGAGCCATGCGTGAAAGTTCAGCGACATTCACCCGCCCCGACGACAATAACGACGACAAAGCGTGTATTTTGGGCGGGAGTTCGGGCAACAGTGCATTTTCGCATTCGGGGTCATACATTTCAGTGGATAGCATTTTACCATTCGTGTTGAACGAAGAAGGTGGATTCACTGGAACTTCAACCAACAACTCTTCAACATTTTACAACTCTTTAACACAAGGTCAAGCCTTCTCCAATAAGGCGTTTGTAGTCACCGTTGGCGAAGGTATTGTCAGTGAAAGGGGCATACGATTTCACATTCACAAGGCGCAATTGACAAACGGTGAACACCGTCTGTATTTTGACGCATTTCACCACTTTGACGACAACGGGTTGACTTACGCCGAACTCAAAAACATAATCACGACTGGTTTGCCAGTGACAATGGGTTGCTGGCTCACTGACGCTTCCGATGGTGCGGTTGGGGTTGGCACTGTTGGAAACAACGCCACTTTCTCCGCCCTCAATGCCATAGCAAGCACCGACAACGCTACAATGGCACAGAACTTCATTGGGCCGCTGGAAAAGACCTTCGCACTTGGGCGAACCACCACGAACGGTATAACAATACGAAGTGGAATACAAGTTGACCCCAGTGATCCAACAGGCGCAACCATTCTTATTCACGACGGCCCGACTATGGAGGGCTTCACCTTTGACCCCGGCAATTATGTCTATGGTGCTGGCACCAAACCTCTTCTCCCACCAGTGGAATGTCGTTCCGGTCATTTGTCATTGAAAGGCAAGCGCAACGACAACACATTGGACTGGGTTCGTCCTATGCGCCTTAATTTGGGCGACATAGGGAGTGCTGGTTCAGTCAGCAAGTTTGAAGAGGCTGTTGACGAACTCATCCGAAGAATCAATCAAGCCGGACATCCAAACGCCAAAAACAGCAACGGAGGGAGTGCCTTCAATCCACCTCCATTGTTCACCACGGATGCTGGAATATACAGGGTCACTTCAAATGACACTGGTTCGCACATGGGCTATGTGAGAGCCTTTTTGGGACAACAGGTTGAAAGCCGAACTGGCGAAAAGGGTCTTTC